GCTTCTTTATGTCCTCCGGGACGGTCAGGGTTGGGTTCAGGCCGTAGAGGTTGTAGATCGCAACATCCACGGATATCTTCCTGATCATCACCGGCACGGGAGAAAAAGGCAACGTATGGCGGCTGCCGCAATAGCCGTCGATCTCCGCATCGGCATCCGCGATCGCGCGGGCCACAGCCACGGTATCGATTTCATCGCTTTCCGTTTTATCGGTAAGCTGGATCAACGCGGCTTCGCTGATCCGGTTGAGCAGATCGCTTTGCACGCAATAAGACATCAGCGTTTACCTTTCATCTTCCATGAGCTTTTCCCCGCTCCTGGGTTCCGGTATTGCCCCAGGAGCGGAGAGCGGGTTACTGGCTCTTTGCCCGCAGGTTATAAGAAAATCTTCATTCCTTAAAAATGAAGATTACGTCGCGTATGTGTCTTTGAAGAGGTAGCCGAGATCGGCGTGCACCAGCACGATATCGGTCTCTTCCGCCACTTCGTAGACGTCCTGATGCTCCGCGGGTTCCCGCCAGGTCGTTACCCGCCGCGGCTGGCCGTCCTCATAGGCCAGACGGACCTGCAGACCGGCCGTCGCCGTCTTGAGCCCCAGAGTTTTCGGACGATAGCAGAGGAAGCCCATCCCCTTTCCGGCGTTCACCTCCCAGATGTTCGCGCCCGCGAACTCCGCCCCGGCTTTGGTTTCCTTCGCCGTGCTTTTGATGGCCGACCCGACGAGAACCTCCTCAAGTTCGAGGAGGGCCGCCAGAAGTTCAGCTCCGTACACTGCGCGCTGGGTGTATTTGATTTTTTCGAGGATGGCCTCGCATTCCTTCAGGGCCAGGAATGTCGCATCGTCCAAAACCAGGACATTGGGCTTTTTACCCGTCTTGGCCTTGATCGCTTTCCGGCCCTTGACGATGTCGGCCAGGAAGGTATTCGTTGCGCCCGCCGGGCTCCACAGACCTTCCGCGTCCTCACCGCCGACATTTCCGTCGTTCCAGGTCCCGCCGGTGATCAGCGACCCAACCCGGATCTCCTTTTTGAGATCGACCGTGTTCGCCGCGAACTCAATCGCATCCTGATCCGGCTGGAGGGGCGGCGCGGATTTCAGCTTTGAGAAGCGCCGATCCTCGTCGGTGACTTCCTTGGCGAAGGCGTATTCCTTCGTCGAGAAGGAGACGTCGTCCAGCTTGTAACCGCCGCGCTTGGCCTTCGTGCCGGCGGCGCGAATGCCGGCCTCATCCCGGAACCAGTCGCCCTTCTGATAGATGGTGATTTTTGCCTTGGGATCCGCCCCATCCAGGATGGGGAAAACCCGATCACCGATATACTCTTCGTTGCGGAACGCGATGGAGACATTCTGCAGGGGACCCACAACGAGCGTTTCCTTGATATTGGGTGCCATAATTCTTTTCCTCCTTCAAAGGTGGTTAAGGGGCTCCCGGCCGGCCACTGGCGGGCCGGGAGGTCCCCGGATTTTAGTTTAGTGAACGATCGTTCCGAGGCTGTATACCGTCACTGCCTCCGTACCCGCGCCGACATTGTCGAGCCGGACCAGGAACCGCTTGGAGTTGTTCTGCGCGATCGTCATGGTCCCGGAGAGGGTGACGCCCGCGCCCACGGTCACGGTGATCGTCTCGGCCGCGTCGGACGTGTTCCGGATCGTAAATTCGAAGCTCGATCCGACGATGCCGCCCGCGAACCCGGCGACGATCAGGGCCGCCGTGGGGGTCACGTCGGCCCGACTTGCGCCTGCGCAATCCCGAAGGATCAGGCCGCCGATCAGCTCGGCAGCGGTGTAGGTCTTTGCGCCCGCCGTGGCGTCCGTGGTGACGGTGGTCGTGAACCAGCCCGTCTGGGTGATCCCGGGAACCTGGCCGACCAGGAGCACCGTGGCCACGTCATCCTCCGCTCCGGAGGCCTCGACGACCAGGGCGCGGGAATAGGCCAGGGCGCCCGCAGCCGTCTTCCCCTTGCCGGCGTCGGTTGCCGAGACGTATTCCGCCTTGACGAACGCGTTGACCGCCACGGCATCGTTCATCTCCAGTTTGGAGATGCCCAGGAGCATGATTTCCGCTGCCTCGCCCAACACCGGGGCATTCTGCAAGATACCAAACAGAGCCTCGGTCTCGTTGTCCGGACGCCGCACCCCGGTGGACGTCAATACGACGAAGCGATACTGATCGTTGGAGAGATCCTCGATCGCCGGCGCAGATACCCTCAGTACAGGAATTTCGTATCCCATGTTACTTCACCTCCGTGAATTCTGCGGCGTACTGCCGGGCCAGGTCGGGGTTTTCCCGCTGAACCTCGGCAAAGGCCGCGCTATAGGTTAGATCCTTGTTGTCTTTCCGCTTCGCCTGGATAAGCTGCTCCAGCTTTGCGGCGTCCCCGCCCTGACCGCCCGTCTCTTTATCCCTGGTCGCGATCTCCTTAAAAGTTACCAGTTTCGGGAGCTCCGTCTCGATCATGGCTTTGAACCTGTCGAAAAGGGTCGCCTTCTCCTTCGTTTCGCCGAATTCGATGACGTCCTCCCGCTCGGCGAACGCTGCGAGCATCTGGTCAATGCCGAATTTGACCAGGGCGGGGGTCAGTTTGCCCGCCTTGACCTGAGTGTCGCACCAGGTGGCGATCGCCTCCCTGCGGGCAGCCTGGCGAGCCGTGCGGGCCGTTTCGGCGAATTCCGCGGTCACCTTTTCCCGTTCCGCCTTGGCCGCCGCCTCCCCGGCTGTTTTTTTCTCCGCGACCAGGTCCGCCTCGGTGAAAGTCTTCCCCGCCGAGGCAGCTGCGGCGGCGGGTCCGTCGTCGGGCAGTTTGCCGACGATCTCGTTGAATACCGCAATCAGTTTTTCCTTGAACGTCATGATGTCCTCCTTGTTTTCGTTGTAGTTTATCGCCGGCGTCGCTGACGCCGCACCCTGAATCTCCTGCTTTTCCTTTGCCGCCGCGTCGGAGATCTCCTGGATCTGGTATGTGCCGATCACCTGATCCGCCTTCTCCATGCCCTCCTTCTCGATGAGATAATCCCGTACCTTGCCGAAGAGGCGGGCAATGGATTCCCATGCCCAGACGGTCTGATAGTCGGCAAACTCGAACGTCGCCCCCGCTACCTCGCTGAAGGCCATGTCCGGCAACCCTTTCACCGCCGGGGGCGCCGCACCGAGGAAGGCGACGTGCCGGAGCCGCCCGTCCGGATAGAAGGCGGCGCTCCGCTTTTTGAAAAGCCCCTGTTTCACCATCCCGGCGAACTCCGGTTGGACTTGCTTGAACTTCGCCAGAAGAAGGCCGCCCTGCTTCTTGAGCCCTTCCACCCAGCCGAATGCCGGGGCGTTATCCGCCGGGTGGCCGATGCAGACCGGGGGCTCGTGGGCGGCTGCATTGAACTTCGCAACAGCCACGTCGATCAGGGCGTCGCCGTCATGCTCGCGCCCCTGGCTGTCCGTCTGCTTTCCTCCCCGGAAGATCGGGATCCAGTCGTCAAACCCTTTGAATTCGGTCATAATTACCTCCCCGCAATGTACTCGTTAATGAGGCCGAGTAACTCGTTACTGTTTGCCGTGCTCAGTCCCAGGAAGGGGCGGGCGGGAATCACCGAACCGGGATGACGCACCGACTTCATGGGATGCTTCGCACCCGGCCAGAAAAGCCCCCCCTTGTTCCGAGGACGGATAATATGGGCTTTCGTTGTTCCACCCAACTGGTGGATCGCCGCATAGACTCTGTTCGATCCGATCACCACCGTGTTTTGGCCGCGGAGTTCAAAATGCATGCTGTCCCGCAGGTGGCCCGACACCGTCAGGGTCCGGATGCGTTTCGGGTTCGGCGTCTTCGGCGACTTCCAGGGCGTGCCGTCCGGGGCGGGGCCGCCGGCCTCGAAGCGGCGCTTGGTCTGCTCGACAACCCGGTCGCCGATGGCCCTCATAATGGGCGACAGGTTCGACACCCGCGCCGATATTCCCCGGAGCCTCTCCCGAACGGCGTCGGCGCCGTCCATTTTTATGACGATTTCAGGCATTCAGTCCCTTCATTTCCGCCGTCAACTTGGCGGCGATATCCGCCGGCAACCTGGCGATGGCGGTTTCCAATATGTGGTGCGACTGCTGGGCAGCCGCCGTGCCCACGTTGTAGCCCCACCCCTTGTCGATCCCGACGGGCTCGCCCGTTTTTGGATCGATCGGAGAGGGCGGCGCTTCGGTCAGCCCTTTTTTCTGAGCCGCCGCATGCTCACTGCGCGTCGATCCGAAAACCCGGCACTTGCAGCCCCATCCGGAAGGCGGGTAGTGCGTCTGCCACCAGGGATCGTCCGCCGGCAGCGTCAATCCGTCCCAGGCCAGATGGTGGGGCCGCGGAACCCGGCTGTCGCCGTGCTTGTAGGTCAGATAGGGCAGCACCTGCATCTGCTCGGGATCCATCAACTGCTCCCATCGTCCGGCGGCATAGGCGGTCCGGATATTGGTGGAGTAGATGACCTCGCTCCGCCAGTTCCGGGAACCGTTGTAGCTCCAGCCGTGCTTGGCGACGATGCCGTCAAAATCCTTCCGGAAATCCTCCAGAGTCGTCCCCTTCGTGATGGCCTTGTCCACCGCGCCCCGGAAGTCCGCCAGAAGGTCGGCCTTGTAGGCCCCGGCAACCGAGAAGCCTTTGGCATGCTGAGCCTTCCAGAGATCCGTCCACTTCCGCGTCGGGATGTTCAACTTGTTTTGAAAGAACGCTTCCTGCTCCTTGAAGGGCAGTTTGAAAACCGTTAACAGCTCCGGGTCGATATCGCCCTCAGCGAATTTCAGGCTTTTTTTTTACCCCCGGCCTCCAGGGAAACCTCATAGCAGCCGGACATGTCGGCCAACATCATCCCCCGCGCAACGACGGCGCCGAGATCCGCCGGCTCCATCTCGCCCCAGAGATCGATGATCCGGGTCCGGAGATCCTCCAGGCTGTCCGCCTTCTCGACCAGGCGTTGCAGTGGCGCCATAATGGCGTCCGTGACGGCCCCGGCCTCTTCAGCCGTCCGGTCCGTAATCAGATCGGCGATATCAGCAGGGACGGATTTCTTTTCCGCAAACTGGGGCGGCTGGCCCCATCCCGGCGCGCCGAACGGTGTGGCTTTCGGGGCCGGCTTTACCAACTCCTCGCCCTCTTCAGGCGCCGGGATCCCGTAGGTCTCGTAGAAATATGCGGTTCCTATGGGGAGACCGATATCCACCGCGAGGGTCTTGTCGATCGCGCTCTGCGCAGTCAGGTCCGGCTTCTCTCCGGCGAAGGTCTTGAGCATCGGATATTCCGCGACCCCCGGGAAGTTGTAGTCCACGATCCAGGGAATCAGGGTTTCGTTCAAGACGGCGTCGAGCAGATCCGCGTCCGCCTCGACGATCTCCTGTTTCACATCGCCCTGGGTATCCTGGTTCCCGAGTTTGCCCGGCGTGCCATCCGTCGTGGCCGTCTGCCCCAGCACCGCCTTGGAGATCTGCCGGTCCATGTAGTCGCAGAGCTGCTCATGGGTGACCGTGCCCGCCCGCGAGGCCTCCAGGAAAGAGACATCCATCGAATCGGGTATCTTGATTCCCGTATCGGACTGGATCGCCTCGATGGCGTCCATAAGTTTCTGCTGCTCCGGCGTTCCCGTCCCTGACGGATACTTGCCCATGACCGTCGGCATCCCGAATTTCTCCAGGAAAACGAGCCAGAACTTGACGCCGTTTTTCTTGAACCATACCGGCCACCACAGTCGCTGCCCGAGGCCGCGACCATAAGGATTGTCCGAATCGCCGTAGGTGAAGACGATGAACTTCCGATCCGGAAGGGTCTCGCCCTCGATCATGCTCGAAGGTGTCAGGAGGCGCAACTCCCGCTCCGGTGTGAAGATGAACCGCCGGGGATGCTTCCCGATGATCTTTTTGATCTTGATGCCGTCTTCCGCAGCCTTCCACATCACCTCGGCGCCGTAGTATCCGTAGAGGATCGCCCGGAGCAGATCCTGGCGCGCCTGGTCGAAATTGCAGTTCTCCAGAACCGATGAAACATAATCGGCGACAACCTGCTCCTGAGTCGTAGAGGCGGGGCGGCCCGACTTCCGGGCGGTCTTTGCCGGGATGACATCCCACTCCTTGCCCACCACGGCGAGGATCCGCTGCTGCAGGACGCTGCCGGCATGGGCGTCGCGATCCACCTCGTCATAGAGCCTGAGCCCCTTGCCGGCCGCCTCGGTGCGGAGGACCGGGTCGGGGTTTTCCAGACGCTTGAGCCAGCCCGCAAAGATGTCGATGTCCTTCGCGATCGTGGCGATTTCGTCGGTTACGGCGAGCGGTTTCTTTATGGTATTCTTGGCCATGTCATTGCCCCATGTAATTTTGCATACTGCGTCCGGAGGTCGTCCGCTTCACCCCGGTGGATTCGAATTCCATAAGCCCGCCCCATTCGGCATGAACGGCGAACCAGGCCATCGCCCCCGCGATGCCGGCATCGCCGTGGCGCTTTTTGTTGTCTTTCCCTTTGGTCCGCACTTCCGGGAGTTTGGCGACGCCCCGGATGACCTTAAACGCCCGGTGATCCTCGATGGTATCGGCATCCTTGGCCAGCAGGATGGTCTTGTCCTCAAACGCCGATCGGTACTGGTACATGTTTTCCCGGTACCACTGCTCGGTCAGCATGACCTGGGCGACCCTGCCGACACCATAGCGC